TATATTGACTATGATAAACTGACACTGGACTATGACACGTTTGATCCAAAAGGTTCTCTTACGTGCCAGATTGTTATTGAAACACCTGAGGTGCCTGATACGTATGAAGTATCTTACAAATATGGTTTGGAGACAACATATAACGGCGAAGTACAAACAAGAAACGAACTTTTAGAAATTCTTCCTGAATAATCATATAAATAAAAGCATTAATTAGGGTATAATAATGGCAAATTCAAACGAAGACGGAAACTTATCGAAGAGTCCTCGCGTAACCAAGGAGATACCTTGGTCTGACTTTGATTTGAGTTTCTTTGCTCGTACGGCTACAGATGGTGATGTCTTTAAAAAGACAGACGCCGCGAGTGTAAAGCAGTCACTCAAATCTTTGCTCCTTACGAACAGATTTGAAAAGCCATATCGTCCTGCCTTTGGTGGTAATTTATCTGGCTTGTTGTTTGAGATGGCAGATGAGAACACAGGCGAAGAGATTGCGACACGAATCAAATCAGCGGTTGCTCGATATGAGCCACGTGTAAAAATAATCAATCTCAAGGTAACAGCAAGACCAGATCGTTATACCGTTAATGTTATAATAGAATTCAGAATAGTTAATACTGGTATTGTTGACGTATTGAAGTTGGTGTTAGGTGCGAGCGAAGATTGTGCACCAGAATTTAATCCAGCACCCGCTAAGTTACCGCCACCTAACGATAGAATTCTCACAGAAGATCTGCGAGGTCTTGTCACAGAAGGCGGTGGTACGATACAGTTTGACGATGCAGTACCTGGAATTTACCCATAGGAGATATAGATGGCTACCACAATAAAATCTACTGAGTTAGATTTTAATACAATTAAAAACAATCTTAAAACGTTTTTGGCACAGAGCGATGAGTTTGCTGATTACAATTTTGAGGCAAGCGGGTTGTCTAGTCTTCTTGATGTAATGGCATATAACACACATTATAATTCTCTTCTTGCCAACTTTGCACTGAACGAATCGTTTTTGCCTACAGCACAATTAAGATCGTCACTTGTAAGTCTTGCTGGTGGATTAGGCTACACGGTAGGATCTAAAAATGCGTCATGTGCTTCTATTAATTTGTATGTTGTGAACCCATTATTTCCATCGTCAATGACATTGCCCGCTGGTTTTAAATTGACCACATCTGTTAATAACAAGTCATACACGTTTAAAACTCGCCAAACACTGACCGCAACCAACAATGGTGCTAACCAATACTTCTTTCAGTTAGGTGAGAATAGAAACGTTGCGATTCACGAAGGCACACAGAAGCGAAATATCTTTATTGCAGGTCCTGCAAAAGAAAACGAAAGTTACGTATTACCGACACAGAACTTAGATCTGAATACTGTCCAGGTAAGAGTTTATACAGATGTTTCTACAACATTCTATGATGTGTATAACAACCTCAATGACACCGTAAACATTGACAAGAACTCTAAGATATTTGTCATCAAAGAAACACCGAATGGTGACTATGAGTTGACGTTTGGTAATGGTGCTAAGTTAGGTCAGTTCCCAGACGCAGGTAACAAGATAGAAGTCATATACGATCAAGTAGCAGGCGCAGAAGCCAACGGCGCAAGAACCTTTCAAGCCGTTGATGCTGTTTTTGATGGGAATGGTGAGTCGCTGCCTGTTGTTATTACTACAGTCAAGAGTGCGACTGCTGGATCAGAGAAAGAAGAAATTGCCTCTATTCGGAAAAACGCACCTTATTTGTATGCCGCTCAAAACAGAATGGTAACTGCTAAAGATTATGCCTCACTAATTCTAAGATCATATGGCAATGTTATCACCGATATTAAATCGTGGGGTGGCGAAGATAACGTACCTGCCAACTATGGTTCAGTCTATGTGTCTATTGTATTTAATACCCAAGACACTACTATTCAAGATGCAACAAAGACTGGCGTCATAGATCTGGCAAAGAATCTGTCGGTCGCATCGTTTGATGTTAATTTTACAGATCCTCTTACGACATTCTTGCAAGTCAACAGTGTGTTCCAGTGGAATCCTACACTGACAAGTTCATCACAGACAGCGATTGAAACGCTTGTTACACAGACTGTGGAGAATTACTTCAATGATCAATTAGGTGGATTTGATAAGTCGTTTAGACGATCTAATCTCCTCACGTTAATTGATGATGCTGATCCATCTATTCTTTCATCACGAGCAGAGATCACAATGCAGTACAGATTTATACCGACGGTGGGTCAAAGCACGTATAGTCTGATATATCCTGCATCAATCGCCGCACCTGATGATACCAATTACATCGTCCGAAGTGATATATTCACTATTGATTCAAGAAATTGTTTCTTAAGGAATAGATTGAACTCAAATGTCATTGAGGTCATTGATGCATCTCAAGGTACGACATTCATTGATAACATTGGTGAGTATGATGAAACGACAGGTGTGATTTCATTGAGTGGTTGGTCTGGTACACTTGCGACTGCAACACCTTACTTAAAGATAACAGCAAGGCCTGCTAACCAAGCAACGATCAATGCACAAAGGAACAACGTTCTGGCTTTTGATACATCTGCTTCAAATGCTTCATCCGTTATCACAGATACCGTATAAATAGATAGGTTGAAAAGAGAAAAAATATGACATCTATTACAACCAACAGTTTTAGTGAGAACACATTTAGGCTTTTAAAGAAGGATCTAGACAGTGCGTCCACGCCTTATCATCTCGCATATTCAAGAGTTGATCCTCTGACTGAAGGTGAAGACATCAAGTCTGATTCTTTTCAAGAGGGTGTGAGACACACAATGTTAGCAGTAAAGACTGTCGGTGGTAGTTCTTATGTGGTACCATCTAACTCTTGGAACTCAGGAACCATATATCCAAGTTATGACAATGATTTAGATATAGGTTTTTATGTTGTCAACAGTGCAAACGAAGTGTTTGTCTGTGTTGAAACAGGCAAGTTTACAGACGGTACTCAGGTGCCTTCTATTGTTGAACCATCATCAATCTTGGCAGATGCATTCAAAGTAGGTGTCTCAAAAGGAAAGACGTTTAGAACCACCGATCAATACAAGTGGCGCTTTCTGTATCCTTTAGGCAATAGTGCCGTAGCAACTTTTAAAACAAACGATTGGTTGCCTGTTAAGACAATCACTGACACATCGGTGTTTCTACCTATACCACAAGAAAGTATTCAACGAAATCTTCAAGACTCGTCGGTAGGTGGTGAAATCATTAACATTCAGATTGATAGTGGTGGTTATGGTTTCTCTAACACCAGCAATAATATTGCCTTGACTGTTGAGGGTAATGGCACAGGTGCTTCTTTTACTGCCGAAGTTGATGCAAACAAGATTGTGAGAATTCGTGTTGACTCTGATGCCGCGGGCACATTCTCTCATGGTAGTGGATATGATTATGCGTCAATCAAAGTAACAGGTGGAGATGGTGTGGGCGCAGTGTTGCGACCTATCATTGCACCGTATGGTGGTTTGAATGCAAATCCATCACGCACACTCAAGACAAAGCACTTTATGCTTCAGACAGATGTTGCGGGTGATGAGTTTGATACCATTCTCGCAGAGAACGATTTCAATCAGGTGTCTATTGTCAAAGGATTTAAAACGGCGGCTGATCCAACGGTTGACTTTACACAGAACACCGCAAATGGCGCAAAGTATTTTTCTGGCATCAGTGCAAGCGGAACATTTTCTGAAGACGCTACCATTACCAATAGTGGTGAAACCGCTACAGCAAAGGTCGTTTTTCATGATACGGTCAACAACCGACTGTATTATTATCAAGATGTCACGACCGGATTTGGTGAATGGACGGTTGATCCAACACCAGCAAATAATTCGGTAGTACAAACGATACCATCGTCAGTGGAAGCAACATATGTTGCTAAAGTAGAACCTACATTCAATCCATATACGGGTGAAATACTGTACATAAATAATGTAAACTCACTTGGTCTGGGTACTGTTACCGAAGGTATTACGAGAGCAGACACACAAACCGAAGACATAAGAATAGTTATTCAGTTAGGATAAAAAATGGCAAGCACATTTAGTAGTACAACATTATCTGGAACGTACAACGACGATTGGACAGAAGATGACAATTATCACCAGATACTATTTAACTCTGGAAGGGCACTTCAAGCAAGAGAGTTAACACAACTTCAAACTATGATCTACCAAGAGATGGGTAGATTTGGACGAAATGTGTTCAAAGAAGGCGTGGCTGTTTCTGCGGGTAACATGGACTGTATAACGGACACTGATTTTGTGAAAGTCACAATGACCAGTGGAACCTTTACCGATATTCCTGTTGGATCTGTTATTCAACAAAACCCAGAGAATATCCGAGCAAGAGTAATAGCAGTCAAAGCGACAGGTTCAGGCACTGTGTCTGCACCCATCACTGATAATACATTGTATATTCAGTACATAGATGGCGCATCCCAGCCTTTGAGTAGCGAGCCTGTACGATTTAGTTCAGGTGTAGGTAAATCGCTAAGTGTTGTTGGACGTTCTGAAACAATGACCGCTACAGCACTTACTCCTACAGGTTTTAGTACACGGTTTGAAGTAGACGCAGGCGAGTTTTTTGTTCTCGGGCGATTTGTATATTCAGAACCTCAATCACTCATATTATCTCCTTACACTGCTACGTTTGAGGGTGATATTGGATTTAAAGTCATTCAAGAAGTGGTCACTGTAAATGACAGTCCGGCACTCTATGACAATGCTGGCGATACTCCTAACACCGCGAGCCCGGGCGCTGACCGATACAGAATTACGCTTCAGTTAACTAACAAGGCTGACCTCGCTGCCGATGACACGTTTGTCTTTCTTGCACGAGTTGAAAATGGCACAATTGTAGAAGAAGTTCAAGAGTCGGACTCTTACAATAAGATTGCAGATGCTATGGCACTGCGAACAGAAGAAGAGTCTGGTGATTACATTGTTAATCCTTTCACATTAGACTTTGATGAGATAGACGGTGACACAGAGAACTTGGCTGTCACTATCGGTGCGGGTACTGCTTATGTAAGTGGATATCGTGTTGACAATCCATCACCTATTGAGTTAATTATACCACGATCTCAAGCGTTTGAAAGTGTTCCGGGTGAGCCTGTGTCTGTGATCTACGGTAACTATGTTCTTCTTGACAGTGCCCGTGATTTGCCAGAACTGGATCTTGGTACTGTTCACAACATGTACTCAGACACAAACGCAACAGAACTTCTTGGTACTACACGAGTTCGTGCGATTGATGCCGCGAGCGATAACATTAAACTCTACTTGTTTGACTTTACGTTTAACACCGCATTATCGCTGGGCGATAGTGATCTAGGTAAACTCCGATCAATCAAAGATCCTGCCGCTACTGGTAAGTATGCGATACGAAACGAAACAGGCACTGATGCGTTTTTGAATGGCGCAACAGACAACGACTTGTTAATGCCTACAGCCAGACCACGATTAAAAGCCACGTCAACTGCCGCTGCCGATGGCGGATTCTTATCTACTGCACAGTATAGTCAAACGTTCACTGTCTCTACAGGATCGTTTTCATTGACGCAGTTGGGTAACGGCTCAGGTCCTCGCAGATACTCAGACAAAGAATTCTGGTTGATCGCCAAGACTGATGGTACTGAAGCGGCATTTACACCAACAGTAACCGAAGCAATGCCTAGTTATGATGCGACAATCACGGGGCTCTCTAACGTAGAATATAGATTGATCTATTACATTCAAGACACTGAGACTGCCAAGAAGACGAAGACGTTTACGACATCTACTGCCGCTACGTATGCAGTAACTAACGGTGTTGTTGATCTTGGTGTTCCTGATGTTCAACAAGTATCCCTGATTACCAAAGGCACAGTTGCCGGTGGTATTGATGTAAGCGACCGATTTGTTCTAGATGATGGTCAGCGAGACAACTATTATGATTACAGTCGCCTGATATTAAAAGAAGGTGAGACAGACCCCGGTGATGTATGGGTTCAGTATACGTACTGGGCACACAGTGGTGTGGGTGGTTTCTATTCTCCAGAATCATATGCTGGTGCTACATATGCAGATATACCCGAGCATACAACCGCAGACGGTACTGTTATTGATCTGAGAAACTACTTAGACTTAAGGCCAGACAAATCATCTTCGGGTGTTTTTACAAACATCATGGCATTACCTCGCAGTGGCACTGCATTTTTAGGTAAAATTGATTACTGGTTACCACGTGCTGACAAGTTGATCGCTACAAAGAGTGGCGAAATCCAAATGCTTTTGGGTCAACAGTCGCGTGATCCACAATTAAAGCCTACTCCTGAAAACTCTATGGAGTTATATCAGGTTCTCATGAATGCAAATACGGCAGACGCAGACGATCTTCAGACTCGTGCGATTGAACACAAGCATTACACTATGGCAGATATTGGCAAACTAGAGAATAAGATAGATGATCTTAGAACATATACAGAGTTCAATATTGCTGAACTCCGTGCGTTCCATACTCCTAGTTTAGATAGTGCGGGCGAAGAACGAGCAGATGCGGGTCTTTCTATAGATCTAGGCGATGATCAGACTGGCTCTGATACAGAGAACGATGACTATGCCGCATCAATTGATCCTGAAAATCAATTGATTAGACCCAAGGCTAATGAAGACAACATTCGTTTGATTTGTGAGCCTAACTATGGTACTGTCAATCCCACAATTCCTGGTACTGATCCTGGTATTCTGAAGAAAGGTGACAATGTTTATCTTTCATATGATTCAGATGAGTGGAAGTTTCAGTCACTCGCTTCACGATCAGTCAATCCAAATCCGTTTGGAAGAGTAGACAATGTAGGCGTCATCAAATTATCTCCTTCATCTGATGAATGGAAAGACTCA